TCCCCGAGCTGCGACTCGTAGGTCGCCTTGCAGACCTTCGCCTCGGTCGTGTTGTCGTCGAGGCTCGTGATGGTCTTCGCGCCCACCCGGAGCAGCGCCTCGTTGCAGATCTCGACCGCGCTCGACATGGGCTAGACCTTCTTTCGGCGCTTCTTCAGCGGGGCGGGCGCCTCGGCAACCGACGCTTGGGGGGGACCGACCGTCGAGGCCACCCACCCCTTCCAGTTCTCGTCGAGGTACTCGGGCCGGACGTTCGGCACCGACGAGCGGAGTCGCTCCCACGGGACGCCGGCCCGAGCCTGCCGGACCAGTTGCCTCAAGTCGCCCCGTGAGAGCACTTCCATGTCCGTCCTAGACGTAGGTGAAGCCGCTGGCTTCGGTGACCGTCTCGGCGTTGACGTTCGTGATGACGATGTCGAGCGCGCCGGCAGCGTGCGCCGCAGGCGTGATGACGAGCGTCTTGTCGTTCTGCCGCTCCACCCCGGCAGCGTGGCCGCCGATGGTGACGGTGACGCCGGGGCAGAAGTTCGTCCCGACGAGGATGTGGCGCGAGCCACCGGCAGCGGGACCGCTGGCCGGCGTGATGCTCGTGAAGCTCGGGTCCTTCTTCGCCGTCGCGGGACCAGGCGTGAGCGTCCCTTCGAGGTCGGTCGGGGACTTCACCACGATGTCGTTGTCTGCCGCCGCAGCCAGCGCGGGCGTCAGGCCGAGGATCGTCCCCGGCGTCATCGCGATGATCGTGATGGGCTCGCCGCCCATCGTCGCCGTGCATCCCGGCATGAACATCGAGCCGGCGATGATGATCTCCTCGCCGCCCTCGGTGTCGAACGTCGAGGGCACCGCCGCGGCCGGCGCCGGCGTGATCTGCGTGAGCGCCACCGTGGCCCAGCCCTCGGTGCTACCGGCGAAGCCGTAGGTGTCCTGGTACGCCCGGAGCTTCAGCATGTCCCAGGTGAATTCGTTTTCGAGCGCGTCGAACCACGTCTTGTCCACGCCCTCGGAAACGATGCGAGTCGAGATGTCCGCGAAGGTCGTGCCCTTCAGCAAATCCTCGATGACGCTGTCGTACTGCTCCTTCGTGAGGCTTTCGACTGCCATGTGGCCTCCTGGTCGAAAGCCGGTGACAGGGTCGCCCCCATCACCGGCCTCCGGTCAGCGACTAGCTTTCGAGGTAGTGGACGCGGAGCATCTTCTCGTCCTGCACGCGGACGGCCCCGAGGTCCACGCCGAGGTACACGGTCGTCGCGAAGCTGGCGCCCGGGTCCTCCGCGATCTTGACGAACGGCTCCTTCGCCACGACCAGGCCGATGGCGTCCTTCGTGTACGCGAGCGCGTACCGCTGGGACGAGGTCGGGGCCGGGTCGGTGAGGCGGTTGGAGACGATCCAGGTGAAGCCCATCCAGCCCTGCACGAGCCCGCCGCCCATCAGGGCCTTGGCGTTCGCGTAGTCGATGCTGGTGGCCTTCGCGTCGTCGAGGAGGGCGGCGACGGCGTTCGGGGAGATGACGAAGAACACCTCCTCGTCCGGGTCGATCTCCTTCTCCAGGATCAGCTCGCGGGTCGAGCGGACGAGGTCGAAATCGAACGCGGTGGTCGCGCCGCCGAGCTGGGAGCCAGCCGGGTGGGCGTTGGAGTTGCCGAGGTCGTCGAGGGCCGCGGCGGTGGCAGCGGCGATGATGGTGTCGTCGAAACGCCGGCCAGCCTGCGCGGCCAGCGAGGTCGTCAGCGCCGACTGCGGGTCGGTGTGCTGCCGGACCACGTCGTCCCACTCGTAGGAGTCGGCGGTGTGGTACGGCAGGGGCGTCGCGACCCGGTTGTTGAACACCGAGTCGGCCCACGGCGTCGCGTTGCGCTTGTTGGTGTTCGTGCCGGCGGGGGCGGACTTCTGGGTCATCGCGCCGCGGGCGCTCATCACCTGGAAGCGGTGGACGGCGGTCGGGCCGCTGCGCTCGGTGACGGTCTTCCGCAGCTTCGAGTACTTCTGCTGCGCGAGCTGGATGATGTTGCCTTCGAACGTCTTGATGTACAGCTGGGTCATCATGTTTGCGGCCACGTCGTCTCCTCGGCCCGCTACTCAGCGGGCGAATGGTTGAAAACCAGTCGCCGCGAGTAGTCCGGGGGGCCCGGGCTCGACGTGCTTGAAGCTATGCGCCCGCTTCCGAGGCACCGGACTACCGGGGGGCGCGTGCTGCGCTAGTCCCCTCGCCCGATGAGCAAGGGACACCGCGCCGCCCGGGTAGCCGTCAAGGTGTTCGGCTCGAGCGTCAGCCCTCGGAGAGGACCCGCTCGTACTCCATGACCTTCCGACGCAGCTGCGCCGTCAGGGCCGGGTTGATGCTGTCGTTCAGGTACTCCTTGCGGCCACGCATCTCGGCCACCTGGAGCTGCATCTCGTCCCGGGTGAGCGCCCCGGTCGGGTTCGCGCCCTGCGTCGCCACCTGCCGGGCCTCGCCGCCGATGCTCTTCGCGACGTTCGCCCAGACCCGGAGCTGCGACGGCGGGATGTTCGCGAGCGCCGTCTCCGGCACCCCGAGCCGCATCGCGGCAGCCTTCGCCGACAGCACCTTCTCGTCGTAGGCGAGCCCCCACTCCTTCTTGAGCTCGCTCTCGGCGGCCTGGCGCGCCTCCTTGGCCTGCCGGGCTGCCCCGACGACCTTCTCGAGGCGCTTCGCGAACTGGGCCTTCGTGAGCCCCTCCTCCTTCGCCTGGGCGCGCAGCGACGGCAGGTCGACCTCCACGTCCTCGACGACGGCGATGTACCCCTCGATGTCCTTCGGCCGGCCCAGCTTGTCCCAGACCACCGCCTCGACCTCGGCGCGCGCCTTCTCGTCGTCCGGCAGGTACACGATCCCGGGGCTCTTCTCGGCCAGGCGCTTCGCGAACTCGGCGTGCGCCTCGGGGCCGGCGTCCGGCCCGGGCGGGCGGATGCTCGAGCCGACGAGCGACTTCGTCTCGAGGTAGCTCTTCGCGAGCGCGTTCGGGTCCTTGAAGTCCTTCAGCGCGGCCTGCTCCCGAAGCTCCGGGGCCAGCCAGTCAGTTCCTTCATTCATTCTCGTCACCTCGTAGCATCGACGTAATCCAGCGGACTGGCTCCCTCGCGCCCTCGTTCCAGACAGCCTGGATCGGGTCGAGCGGCTCACCTTCCGCCGGGCGTAGATTCCTGCCCTTCTCCACTCGCTGCACGAGGTCGGCGAGCACCGTCTTGCCGTCCTCGGTCCTGAACACTCTCCGGTACGTCTCGCGCAGGATGCGGAGCTCGGTGCGCGCGTCCTCGATGGTCTTCGGCATTCGTTAGGCGTCCAGGGTGGGCGCGAGGATGGGCGGCGGCGCGGCCGGGTACGGCGACACCGGCGCTTGCGGGACCTGCGCCTGGTTGGCCGCGGCCTCGCTCTCGAGCTTCGCCGCCTCGGCGTTCTGCATGCGGGCGATGGCCGCCTTCTCCTGCTTCACGCCGGCCTCGATCTCCTGGTCGCTCGCGACGATGGACGCCGGGCAGCCGAGGAGCTGCACGGCCTCCTTGAACGCCTCGACCGGCTTGAACGCGTGCCGGACCTCGGTGAACCCCATCTTCAGCATCCCGGCCGCGAGGGACGCGGCGCGCTCGATGTTCGCGACATCGTCCGTCCGGCGAGCCCTGGCGAGCGGGCCGAGGTAGCGGATCTCGAAGTCGGGATCGAGCTGCTTCACCTTCGCCGGCTTCGGCGGCAGCTTGCCGGCGCGCGCCAGGTGCCCCAGCGCGCAGCGGAGCAGCGGCGAGAGCAGGTTCGACTGGAGCCGGCCCAGCGTCGGCCCGAAGAGCCGGTTCATGAGCTCGTACCGGATCTGCGCCTCGGTCGCCGTCATCTGCGGCGAATCCTTCAGGTGCAGCTCGTCGACGAAGAAGAGCTGCCGGATCTGGGCCCGCATCTCGGCCGTCTTCGCCGACGCCACGTCGAAGCGCGCGCCCGACTCGAAGACCTTCATGTCGTCGGTGCTCTTCACGACGACGTACCCGCCGGGCTTGTGGTCGAGGTCGGAGAGCAAGCCGAACTCGGTCACCATCGTCACCGGGTCGACGGCCTTCGCCGCGGCGGTGAACTCGACCTGACACCACTTGTTCAGCTGCTTGATCGTCGGCAGCCCGATGATGCCGGGCCCGTGGCCCCAGATGCTGCCGGGCGTCTTCTCCCAAGCGCAATGGAACGCCGGCATCTCGTAGTAGCCGTCGTCCTCGCCGAGCTGCTCCCCGCCCTCGAGCAGGAAGTAGCAGGCGCCCCACGGCCGCTGGTCCGGCGCGAGCGGCACAGCCTCGTCGGCCCGCTTGCCGGCCCGACGCGCCTCGGCACGCGCCTGGCGCTCGCGCTCGAGCTTCGCGACGATCTCCGTCCGCTCGTAGATCGCGAAGATGACATCGACGCGGTCGGTGATGCCCGACTGCGTGTCGAGCTTCGCCTGGATTCGCTGCGGCAGGACGGCGTCCGGGAACTTGTCCTGGATCTGCACCGGGGTCCATTGCAGGAGGCGGTAGAACGCCTTCACACCGCCGCGGCTGTCCGGCTCGAAGAACGACTCGCGCAGCGGGACAGCCTGGAAGTCGAGCCCCTTCCATTCGAGCGTCTTCGACAGCGGCTCCTCGATGATCACCATGTTGCCCGGGCCCGCGAACTCCTGAAGCGCCGACTGCATCTCGGTGTCGAAGTCCGACTCCTGGAGCGTCAGGAACAGGATGTCGGCGATCTCGTCGAGGTACTCCTGCGCCTCCTGGTCGTTCTGGAGCGCCGGCTCGAGGAAGGCGAACTTCATCCACGGCACGCCGCTCGGGATGGCCG